AAATTGATACTAGATATCATTGTGTTTGTGTTGAACAAACAGATTTTACACCAATTCTTTTTGAAGATGTTATTAAGAGAATTACCGCTGAAGGTGGTTCAATCGGTTTCAAAAACGGAAACGGACCAACGATGTGATGTGAGTGTGGTGGAATTGGTATACACAGCAGACTTAAAATCTGCCGCTTCGGATTGAGGGTTCAAGTCCCTCCACTCGCACCAACTATATAAGATACATATAAACAATTTGAGGATATTATGAATTTAAGACCATTGGGAAAAAAAGTAATCGTTGAACGTTTGGAGAATAGTAAAACCACTTCTGGCGGAATTATTCTTACACGTTCAGAAGAAGCAGACAAAGCAAAAGTACTTGCTATTGGTTCTGAAGTTGATGCAGTTGCCGTTGATGATGTAGTTCTTTTAAACTGGAATGCAGCAACAAAAACAATAGACGATTATTATGTCGTTTCAATTGATGATATAGTTTTTATTTACGGAGAGTAACAAAATGAGTGATGGTGGTAAAGGAAGCAGTCCAAGACCATTTAGTGTGGACCAGAAAACTTTTGCAAACAATTACGATGCAATTTTTCGGAAACCTGATCCAAAAGTAGTTCAGGATTCCGAGAATGAAGATGATGAATTTGAACGAATAGAAAGAGAAAATTCTAAAAGTTGAATTCGTGGGCTGATAGCTTAATGGTAAAGCAGGCGACTCATAATCGCTTGAGTGTGGGTTCAATTCCCTCTCAGCCCACCAAGTATACCACGGAAACGCTTGACAAACAAGCATATATAAAGTACAATCTAATTCATGCGGTGTGTGATAGCACGATATAAGATACCCTCTTGTATTATCTGAGCAAAGCAGACCACCGCTCCAGTTCTTTGCGGGATTCGTAAAATGGTATTACCTTAGCCTTCCAAGCTAAAGTCGAGAGTTCGATTCTCTCATCCCGCTCCATTTATTATCGCAGGGTAGTGAAACAGTATCACAGAGGACTCATAATCCTCAGTTCCTGGTGCGACTCCAGGCTCTGCAACCAGTATATCTATTTCTTTTGTTGTGATTGGTGATGAATTACAAAGTACGGAAAGTACCAGAGATAAAGATAATAGTACACGTAAAAATCAAAAATCTCCATAAAATTTAATTCCAATACCTAGTTGGATCAAGTTTGTCCCAATACGCTTTGTCATTACGTTTGATAAAGTTCTTGATTAGGTATGCGGTCATACCAAAATATCCCATCCTTTTTAGTCTACGTGAATCTTGGCCAAAATGGTGATTGATGATTCTAAACTTTTTGGGACTATACATTCTAGATAAGAAGTAGTCTTCAGAGGTTGAAAACTTTTCGGGGAATCCACCATATTCTTCAAACTTATCTCTACGTGTTAACATAAATGCACCAACTGCAAACGGAGAAAAGAATTTTAGAATGTGGTTCATAACATTAAATAATGCAAACCCAATAGATGCACGTTTGTCATTATCATAACACTTGATGTTTAAACCAATAAGGTCTAAGTTCTTAGATTCAATTGTATTGACTGCATCACGAATCACATTTTTTTTAAAGAAACGAACATCAGCATCAATGAATAAAATGTAAGGTGTGGTTACTAATCTAGCACCATTATTTTTAGCAACAGAAACTGGACCACCATCAATAATTTCAACATTCATTGTAGAACTATTATTCTTTATGACTTGTCTAGTGTTATCGGTAGAACAATCAGCAATGATTACTCTTGTATTGCCAATTTCTTGATTGTTTAAATGTTCCAATAAATGGTGAATATAATTTTCTTCATTCTTGCAAGGAATTACTATGGTAATTTTGTCCTTGAGGTTCATCGTCTTTCTCCTGTGTCCATGTGATTATTTCCCAACGACCAGTATGATGTTCTACAAGTGCTGTACAACTTTCCACCCAATCACCATCATTCATATAAATGACGCCATCTATTTCTTTGATTTCAGCATGGTGAATATGTCCACAGATGACTCCATCAAATCCACGTTTCTTACAGTAACCAGCAAGATTCTTTTCAAACTGAAACATAAAGTCACTAGCTTTTTTAACTCGGTGTTTTAGATACTTACTTAGGCTCCAATACCCAAATCCTAATTTGTGGCGCACCCAATTGAATCTAGAATTCCAATCAAGAACTAAGTCGTATAATTTATCACCTAAAAACGCAAGCCAAGGAGCTAGTCTGGTGATACCATCAAACAAGTCTCCGTGAGTAACAAGATAGTGTTTACCATCTGCACCAACGTGTTCTGTTTGATTTTTAATTTCAATTAAACCAAAACTGAAACCGTATGGTATCATGGGTCTCAAAAACTCATCATGATTTCCTGCAATATAAACAACTTTTGTTCCACGCTTGGCATGACCTAGTACACGGCGAACAACATTAGTGTGACTTTGCTTCCAACGCCATTTGTTCTGTTGAATTTTCCAAGCATCAATGATATCACCCACAAGATATAAGGTTTCACAGGTGTTGTGTTTGAGAAAGTTGTTTAACTTGGCTGCTTGGCAATCGTTAGTTCCTAAGTGAACATCACTTATGAATATTGTGCGGTATTTCATACACTAAATGAACTACCACAACCGCAAGTCGATTTTGCATTAGGGTTTGATATGACAAACTGTGAACCTTTTAGTTTATCACTGGTGAAATCAATAGTAGCAGTATCAAAATACTGCATACTTAAAGCATCAACTAAAAGATTGTCAATAACAAAGTCATCTTCTTCTTTATCAGCTTCGAGTGTGAATCCATAGTTAAAACCAGAACACCCACCACCAGAGATAAATGCTCTTACATATTTCATTGATACATCATCCATAAGGATTTCATCAAGTTGTTTCTTTGCGGCTTCTGTTACATTAATCATGAGCATAAACACTTTAATTGATAGTCGTGGATAGCTGCTTTAATTGCATCTTCTGCAAGTATAGAGCAGTGAATTTTTACTGGAGGTAACGCTAGTTCTTCGGCAATCTTAGAGTTGGTAATACTTCCTGCTTCCGCCAGTGTCTTACCCTTGACCCATTCTGTGACAAGACTTGAGCTGGCGATTGCTGATCCACACCCATATGTTTTAAATCTTGCATCAACTATAATACCATCTTCTACTTTAATTTGAAGCTTCATAACATCACCGCAAGCAGGTGCACCAACCATGCCAGTACCAACGGTATTATCACCATTAGCAAAACTACCCACATTTCTGGGGTTTTCATAATGGTCAATAACCTGTTGCGAGTATGACATTATTTCTTTGCTATCATTGCTTGTATTTTTTCTTGCATCATTTTAGCCCAAAATGGTTGAGGTAAATTCCAACCAATAAATGCCCCTACTGCTACCCAAAGTAAAATATCTAACATAATTATCTCCTTTTCTATTATTTATGTCGTAATCATTAACGGCCAATGTATATTTGTGTTTCGGATTCTCTACGGCGGGTTTCTTCATTCTTTGGAAATAATCCATCACCGTATTGTGGATATTTTTGTTGTCTGTCATATGCCACCCACATCATAGTAAATCCAAAAACAAAAATAACTATTAAGATAGAAACGCCGACTATAGCTTCATATCTTAACTGTTTCAATCTGGCAGCTCTTCTTTTTGACTGCACTTCATCTGCTCTGATTTTAATTGTCATAAGCACTTTTTGTTCTTTGCCCATGACACGCATCATTTCTTCTACTTCTGTATAAAGCGCACCTAATTCAGGAGGGCTTTGATACACCATTATCTCACGCAGTTCAGTACCCATTTGTTCTAATTGTTTTTTCATTAGAACACGTTGTAACGCACGTTTACCTAAGCTATCATCACCAGTATAAATTTCTGTCTTGCTACGTCTTTCTTCTTCTTCAAAAATTGCCATACACTTGTTTAAGTTATCATAGTATGTGCCAAGATGATTGCCAATCTCTGTATAGATACCAGCAGTCTCACCATCACGTTTATTTAATTCTATTACACGATTTTTTTCTTCTATGTAAGCATTACGTTGTGTGGTTGTTGCTGGTTTATCTTTATGATTATTATGAAATTGTTCGTCAAGGTCCTTGAGAACTGATTTAACATCCCCAGCGGCACCTTTAATATCTTTATAAAGTTGGCATCCTTTTTTTACCGCTGAAACAGCGGCATTGGCCAAAGCAAAAAGGGTAATTGGATCCATTATTGTATCGCTTTATCCCTTTCTTCACGCTCCTTTTTCTCACGCTCTTTTTGTTGCTGGCGTATAACTGCATTTCGCTGAGCAACTTTTTGTTCATAGATTCTTTTTTCTTCCATTTGTCCATAGATAGCAATACCACCCATGGTAATCGCAAATACGATAGCAGACCCCGCTATAAAATACATGGCAAAAATAAGCTGATCCGCCATCTTCTTCTTATGTGCTAGTTGTCGTTTCGCTTCTTCGTGTTCTGCTTCTGCACGTTCTTTGAATAGTCTGGTGCGTTCCTTAATCATGTGTTCCCACATTTCAGGTTTGCCTAATGTCCAAAGAATCAAGTCTTTAAGTTCACGTTCTGCTTGTCTTAAAGCGTCACTATGCATAGCGATTTGAAGAGCTTCGTGACCTAACTCCGCATCAGTTTTTCCTAATCTACTTGCTTTTGCTTTTACTTTTGACCTCTCACGATGAATGGCATCTGAGGATTCAAAGAATTTACTGAATTGTCCGGCGAGACTATTAACGTCTTTGCCTAATGCAATGGCTTGTTTAATGTAACCGACTGCCGATTGTGCAGCAGAAAATGCAAGTCCAATGGTAATCGGATCCATAATTAATTACCACGTTTACATATGTCTACGTGAAGTCTGTTCGAGCAATCTTTAATTACCCATTCAACACAATAAACTTTGCGTTCAAATACATCACCGGTCCACATCCATCGAGCGCACACTTTTGCTTCATTAGGTTTAAGTTTTTCATTTTGACCTGCAGCTGTCAATGTAATGGTCAATAATAAAACCATTAACCATTTTACATACACCATCTTACTCCTTCATCGGACCAAGTTTTTTTGGTATAATTAATCTGTCTTCCATGACGGCAATGTGCTGACGATTTTCCATGATAGCATCACGGTTCTTTTGAATTTCTTTTTCCAAGTCTTGGCGCAATTTTTCACGTGCCAATTCAGCACCGCTGTTACTTGCTTGTTTATTATCCGTAGTAACAACTAAACTAACTTTTTGGTTTAGAATAGTTACATCGTGCTGTATGGCACCTAATGCTTGAATTAGATATCCTGTTGAACCAATTAGTAATGGTAATAGAGCAAATAATAATTTCTCTATAAATGCGCCTTTTTGGCTTTCTTTTTGTTCTTCTGCCATTTTGATTTCCTAAAATCGATATTGTTGTGGTAAACAATGCACGGACACCTTGCATGTCCAGACGAAATCATATATAATGTCCTTATATTTATGTGTTTAACTCAATCAAGGAAAATTATGAACATTATTGCATTAAAATTAATTACCGGCGAAGACGTTATGGGTGATTTAGAAACCGAATCGGAAACCGAATACGTTATCAATAATCCTGTATCGATTGCGGTACTAAATGGACCTAATGGGCAACCAGGAATTGGTCTAGGCAACTTTCCAATGTACGCAGAATCGGTACAAAAGTCAAAAGATGCCACGATTACGCTTGCCAAAAAGTACGTGGTGTACTATTATACACCTGCACAAGACTTTCTTAACAACTATAACCAAGTCTTTGGATCCGGTATCGTAATTCCATCACAAAAATCGATTTTGACAAAAGGTTAACTTGAGTAACTTCTATACGAATGTACAAAACCTCGGCGGCAGTATTCTGTATCGAGGTGTTAAAGACGGCCAGCGAATCAAACTTAAAATTGATTACTCGCCGTCTTTGTATTTGCCTGCCCGTAGGAAAAATACTGGTGAGTCTTTTAAAAGTCTAGATGGTCTTCCACTAGAACGTAAAGAATTTGAAACAATTCGTGAAGCTAGAGAATTCGTAAAACAATTCGATGGACTTCCTGGCGCACCAAAAATCTATGGTAACACCAGATATGAATATGCATTTATTGCAGACCAACACAAAGGCATGGTTGACTGGGACCAAGATAAAGTCTCCGTTGCTGTTATCGATATTGAGGTTGGTTCTGAAAATGGTTTTCCTGATCCGTATCTTGCAAACGAACCTATCACGGCTATTGCTGTTACGTACTTGAATGGTGAAACGTATGTGTTTGGTTGTGGTGACTACGTGGTGCAAGGTGATGAAAACTATATCAAGTGCAAAGATGAGTGGACTCTTTGCAAGAAATTCATTCAACTATGGCAAGCAAAATGTCCTGATGTGATTACTGGCTGGAATACAAAGTTCTTTGATATTCCATATCTTGTCAATCGTTTTCGTAAGATTCTTGGTGAAGAAGAAACAAGAAACTTGTCGCCTTGGAAATATATCTCTGAACGTCAAACCAATATCAATGGTCGTAAGTTGATTGCTTATGGTCTTGTTGGTATCGAATCACTCGACTATATTGAACTATACAAATGGTATGCGCCAGGTGGTAAGTCACAGGAATCATATCGTTTGGACAACATTGCACAAGTTGAACTTGGTGAAGGTAAAATTTCATATGATGAATATGATAATCTTCATGTTCTTTACCGATTGAACTATCAGAAGTTTATTGAGTACAACATCAAAGACGTTAAACTGATCCTGAAACTTGAAGACAAGTTGAAATTGGTTGAGCTGGCTTTGACTCTTGCATATGATACCAAATGTAACTATGAAGATGTGTTTGCACAGACACGTATGTGGGATTCTTTGACATACTCTTACCTGTTGGAAAAGAATATTGTTGTTCCTCCACGTGATGTACAGGAAAAGACTGAAGCGTTTGAAGGTGCATATGTAAAAGACCCACAAGTTGGTCTACATCACTATGTTGCCAGTTTCGACTTGAACTCTTTGTATCCACATTTGATGATGCAATATAATATTTCACCAGAAACTTTGATTAAACCCGAAGACTATACGGATGAGATGCGTAATATTTTATCTCAAGGTGTGTCTGTCGAAAAACTCTTAGAAAAGCAAATTGACATTTCAAGTTTGCAAGGTGCAACTATTACTCCAAACGGACAATTCTTCCGTACAGACATTCAAGGTTTCTTGCCTGCAATGATGGAAGAAATGTATCAGGATCGTAAGAAGTTTAAGAAGATGATGTTGAACGCATCACAGGAACTTGAGAATGAAACAGACGAATCTAAAAAATATGAAATTGAAAAACGTATTGCAAAATTCAATAACATCCAACTAGCAAAGAAAGTATCACTCAACTCTGCTTATGGTGCTCTTGGTTCTCAATACTTCCGTTTCTATGATTTGCGTATGGCCCTAGGTGTTACAACTGCCGGACAATTAAGTATTCGTTGGATTGAAAATAAAATTAATGAATACATGAATAAGTTGGTTGAAACACAAAATGAAGATTATGTCATTGCATCAGATACGGATTCGGTTTACTTGCGCCTTGGTCCATTGGTTAATAAGTTTGTTAAAGCAGAGACTCCTGTTAACAAAGTTATCGCCATCATGGATCGTATCTGTGAAGATAAACTTCAACCGTTTATTGATAAGTCATATCAAGAGTTGGCTGAATATGTCCACGCCTATCAACAAAAGATGGAAATGAAGCGTGAAGGATTATCTGACAAAGGTATCTGGACTGCCAAGAAACGTTATATCTTAAATGTACATAACAATGAAGGTATACAGTACAACGAACCACATATGAAAATTATGGGACTTGAGATGATTAAGTCCTCAACACCCTCTGCTATCCGTGCAAAGATGATTGAAGCGGTTAAGTTGATGGTGAATGGTACTGAAGAAGACATTCACATATTCATTAAAGAGTTCAGAGAGAGTTTCAATCAACTTCCTGTAGAAGAAATTTCTTTTCCAAGAGGTCTCAATGGGCTAAATACCTATTCAGACTCACTCTCTCTTTATAAGAAGGGTACACCAATTCACGTAAAAGGTGCAATCCTTCACAATCACTATCTCAAACAAAAAGGTTTAGATAAAAAGTATCCTTTGATACAAGAAGGTGAGAAGGTTAAATTTACTTATCTCAAAATGCCAAATCCTTTCAAAGATATGGTTATTTCATATCCTAGCCGATTACCGAAAGAATTTGAATTACAGAATTACATTGATTATGATACACAATTTTCGAAAGCTTTTCTTGAACCAATTAAAGTCATTCTCGACTGTATGGGTTGGAAAACTGAGAAAGTTAGTTCACTAGAGGACTTTTTCGCATGACATACTTAACACTACTGGCCGCTTTACTCTTATCGGGTATTGCTGCCTACTATTCAGTAATTGGATTAGCATCAATTTTTGTTGGTGCTTTTTGGCCAGTTGTTTTTATGGGTTCTTCTCTTGAGTTTGCTAAAGTTGTTACAACGTCTTGGTTATATCGTAATTGGCAAAAAGCACCATTACTATTAAAAACATATTTAACAATTGCTGTTGTAATATTGATGTTAATTACATCGATGGGTATATTTGGTTATTTGTCCAAAGCGCATTTGGAACAATCTGCCGAAATGGCGCCTTTGGCCAACAAAGTTGGATTATATAATGAGAAAATTAAAGTTGAAAAAGAAAATATAGATGCAAACCGCAAAGCAATCAAACAACTTGATGAATCTGTGGACCAAGTTATGGGCCGCTCAACAGATGAAAAGGGCGCCGATAAAGCAGTTGCGTTACGTAAAACCCAACAGAAAGAGCGCTCTCGCCTTTTGGCAGAGACACAAGAATCCCAACGTAAAGTGGCAACTCTTAGTGATGAAGTGGCCCCACTCTCGACCGAGCTTCAGAAGGTAGAATCGGATTTTGGACCAATTAAGTATGTTGCTGAATTAATTTATGGATCCGGTGAACGTGACTTAATTGACAAAGCAGTCCGTTTGGTAATTATGTTAATTATGCTTGTGTTTGACCCGTTAGCTGTGTTATTATTGATAGCAGCAAACATGAGTATGAAAGAAACAAAAGAAGACTTGCCAACAAAAGAGATTGATGTTATAATTAAACCAAGTTATGAACCAGACACTAGCCCAATAACTGAACAACAGATTGAACAAATAAAAGAAACTGTTGCAACAGAAACAACAGTTCATTTTGAAGGCGTTCGAACACCAGGACAAGATTGGATTCAAACTGGTCCTTCTTTTGAAGTGACAACACCAACGTATCCTAACATCAGTAATGAACATGAACAGGTTGAGATACATCATGAACCTGGTGTTTATGAAGAACACAAAGTTCCAGTCAAAAAATTGGAACCTAAGTATGATTATGATGATCCATATGCATTTCGTGAAAAAGGAAAATAAATGAGTATTCTTGACAAAATTAAAAAGAACAGTAGCATCAAAGATTCTGCTATTCTATCTAAGTCCAAATTCTTTACAGATAAGGACATGATTCCAACAGCAGTACCTATTATCAATGTAGCGTTATCTGGTAAGTTGGATGGCGGATTAACACCAGGACTTACAATGTGGGCGGGGCCATCCAAACATTTTAAGACAGCGTTTTCTCTTTTGATGGCAAAATCTTATCTGGACAAATATAAAGATGCGGCACTTTTATTCTACGATTCGGAGTTTGGTACTCCGCAATCATACTTTGACTCCTTTGGTATTGATACTAGTCGTGTTCTTCATACACCACTTACTGACATAGAACAATTGAAGTTTGATATCATGCAACAGTTGACACAATTGGAACGTGGTGATAAGTTGATTGTCATTATTGATTCAATTGGCAACTTGGCATCTAAAAAAGAAGTTGAAG